TGGTCGAGTGGTAGAAAAAATCAATGAGGCCACTACGAATAGACTGACTCGCTAATGGCTGTAACAATCCCAATCATTTCTGAGTTTGATGGCAAAGGCATTAGCAAGGCTGTTGCCGAGTTTAAGAACCTTGAAGGCGCTGGCGCCAAAGCCCAGTTCGCCCTCAAGAAGGCTGCCATCCCAGCAGCTGCGGCTATTGGTGGGCTGGCTGTCGTTATTGGTGACGCAACCAAGGCCGCTATTGAGGACGCAAAAGCACAAGCCCTGCTCGCCCAGGCCATTACAAATAACACGCTGGCTGGAGAAGCCAACATCAAGGTCGCTGAGGCGTTTATTGAGTCCACGATGATGTCGGCGGCTGTGGCTGACGATGAGCTACGCCCAGCCCTTGCCTCGCTTGTCCAGGTGACCGGAGAAATGACTTCGGCACAGGATGGCCTGACACTGGCCCTCGACATTGCAGCAGCTACTGGAGTTGATTTGGGCACGGCTACGGATGCCATCGCCAAGGCGTACGGTGGCAATACCAAGGCGCTGGGCACGTTGCTGCCCTCGGTACGCAGCCTTATCAAAGAAGGCGCGTCACTTGATGAGGTGTTTGCGGCTGTGGCTGGTACGGTCGGCGGATCAGCGGCTGTGGCTGCCAACAGTGCTGAAGGTCAAATGAAGCGCTTGTCGCTCACCATTGGCGAAACTAAGGAATCTATTGGCGCAGCATTTCTGCCCATCCTCGAGCGCCTGCTACCAGTACTGCAACGCTTTGCGCAATACGTACAAAACAACACTGACAAAGTGCTGGCGGTCATGGCTGTGGTCGGCTCCCTTGCCGGGGCAATTCTCGCATTGAACGCAGTAATGAAGGTCATTACGGTGACTCAGTTGGCGTTGAACCTTGCGATGGCTGCTAACCCAATCGGTCTCGTCGTAACGGCTGTGGCGCTATTGGTGGCTGGCTTCGGTGTGCTGGTCGCTAAGACTGGCAGCGTCAAAAACGCATTCGCCACCATGGGCAACTTCATCATCGGCATTTTTGAGAGCATTGCCAACACGTACGTCAGCATGATAAACCTCGTTATCAAAGGCTTGAACCTGCTGCCCGGTGTCAGCATCGACCCATTGGGTGACATCAATTTGCCGCGTTTCAACATCGGTGAAAGCGGCGGCGGTGGCGGAGTAACTGCTGCTGGCCCTGATCGAGTAGAGCGCATGATTCAAGTGCCAAGCATCCCGGCTATTGCCCCGGTGACATTGCCTGCACCATCGGGTGGCGGTGGCGGTGGCAGTCGCGGTGGCGGTGGCGGTCAAATGACCGTGCAGCCGTTTGACCCTTCGGTGTATGACCCCAAGAGCCGCTACTACGAAGTCCCAGCCATGCTGGACGCGGCGTATGCGCCTAAGCAGGCTGTGTACAACGTGACGGTCAACAGCACCATTGCCGACGAGCGACTAGGTGACACGATTGTCAATGCGTTGAAACAGTACAACCGTCGCAGCGGCCCACTTGACGTACAGATTGCATAACCATGGCTGCCAGCGTTGTCCAATCAGGTAATTACCTGCTCGAGCTTGACACAGGCTTTGACTACAACTCATTCAGGTTGGATGACGCAACCAAAGGCGTACTCAATAACACCAGTTACACATTGGGGCCAAATACCACCTACGCGGACATTACTGAGTATGTGACCGAGGTTGCCTACAGGCGAGGTCGCCGCAACATTGACGATCAGTTTGGTGCCGGGACGATGAGCTTCCGCATGACGGACGAGACAGGCATCCTTGGGCCGTATGACACTGCCAGCCCCTATTACGACCCAAGCAACGACAAGCCGGGCCTTGCACCTATGCGTCGAGTCAGGCTGAGCCGATCATCGGAATACCTGTTTGTCGGCTACGTCACGGCCTATAACTACGAGTTTGCGTTGGCTGGCCCCAACACGGTGGCGGTGCAATGCTCAGACGATTTCTACCTGCTGGCGCAGACGCAGATGGCTGCGTTCAACCCGAGTGCGGAAACCTCGGGAGAACGCATTGAGACCGTTCTAGCGCTGCCAGAAGTCAATTACACAGGCACTACGGCTATTGACGTGGGCACGGTCAACATGGGCCATGACAACTCGTACACGCTCAATGCCGGGCAAAACACGCTGGGCTACATTACGCAAATCAACCAGGCTGAGCAGGGGCGTGTGTTTATGAGTCGGGCTGGCGTGTTTACGTTTCAGCCGCGTATTGGAGCCACGCTGAGCGGTTCGGTCATTACGTTTGCCGATGACGGTACGAACACACCGTATGACAACGTGGAGATTGAGTTTGACGCTGATGGCGTGCTAAATCGTGCCTACGTGCAAGCGCTTGATGGTAAAAATGCGCTGGCTGAGGATTTGAGCAGTCAGGCCACGTACTTCATTCAGTCGCAGTCGATCACTAACAGCCTGCTGCATTTGCAAGGCGAGATTGATGACCTGGCGGACTATTTGCTGGAGCCTGAGCCTGCCCCACGTTTTACGGCTGTCAGCACTAACTTTGCCCTGCTGGATAACGCTGAGCGCGCTTTGGCTGCCACCGTGGACATCGGAGACACCATCACGATTACCAAGGACATCACCGGGCTATCAACCATCACGTCAGAACTAAGCATTGAGGGCATTGAGGGCAACATCAATTTTGCGTCAGGGCATCGCATTACGTACTACACAGCCCCGACCACTGTTGTGTTCCAGCTCATTTTGGATGACCCGGTGTACGGTCAACTTGATGGCACAAACGTATTAGGATGAGGTAACCATGGCAACGACTCCATACCCATTTGTTTCGGGTGCTGTGCTCACAGCCAGCGCACTCAATTCGACATTCAACGTCCCAGTTAATAATCAAACTGCTAGTTACGTTTTGCTGGCTTCGGATGGCGGTAAGCGCGTCGTGATGAACGCAGCAGGAGCAACCACAATCACTGTCAATAACAGTTTGTTTGGTGCTGGTGACAGCGTGTGGATCCACAACATCGGTGCAGGCACATGCACAATCACTGCTGGTACTGCGACGGTCAATACAGCGGCCTCTTTGGCATTGGCTCAGTGGGAGGGTGGACAGCTGTACTTCACGAGCGCGGCTTCGGCCATCTTTTTTCGCGGTGCCGGTGCGAGCTACGGTGTAGCCACAGGCGGCAGCAGCTCGACAATTACGGTTGGCGGTGTTAGTTACACAATGCTGACGTTTACCTCGTCAGGCACTTTGACTGTTACCAAAGCTGGTTTATTTGATGTACTTGCCATTGGTGGCGGTGGCGGTGGTGGACGTTCTGCGACCGGCTATGCAGGTGCAGGCGGTGGCGGTGGCGTAATTACGCAAACTATTTACCTAAGTGCAAATACCAGCGTAGTTATTGGCGCTGGTGGTGCTGTTGGCGCAATGGGATCTAATGCTTCTCGCATTGACACGTCACGAAATTCGCTGAGCGGTACTGGCGGTGGCACTGGCTCATCTGGTGGTGACAGATTCCGGGCAGGCGCAGGTGGCTGCGGCGGCGGCGGTTTTGGTTCTGGTAATGCTCAGTTCACGGCAGCAGGAATTGGCTACCAAGGTTTTGATGGTGGTTCTGGTGGCAGTAATGACAATGAAGGTTCTGGTGGCGGTGGTGGCGGTGGCGCAGTTGGCACTAACGCTTCTGGCACTGCTGGCGGTAACGGTGGTGCTGGTTATGACGCTTCTAGCTTCCGTGGAGAAGCATCATCTACAACTTTTTATGCAGGCGGTGGCGGTGGCGGTGGCGCTTCTGGCGGTACAGGCGGTTCTGGTGGTGGCGGTAATCGTGGTTCTGCTGGTTCCACAAACACTGGTGGCGGTGGTGGCGGTTCTACAGCTCTTACTGGTGCAGGTGCGGCTGGTGGTTCAGGAATTGTGCTCGTAAGGTTCAAGGTGTAAACATGGCTCATTTTGCACAAATAAATGATCAACAAATTGTTCAACAAGTCATTGTTATTTCTAATGACGATTGCGGAGGCGGCAACTTTCCTGAATCTGAACCAATAGGTCAAGCATTTATTGCATCAC